AAAATGGCAATACAAAGAAGAAAACCTAGTAAAGAAACAGCAGGCGTAAATTTAGGCAGCGGAGTCTTTCTTGCGAAAATTATTAGTGTTATGGATCCTACCTTTAACGGAAGACTTCGTGTAAGTCTTTTAAAATCACAAGGTAATGATATAGGAGCAGACAGACAAACGTATACAGTTAACTATGCATCTCCATTCTTTGGTTATACGCCTTTTCCTGCTATGGGTAATAATAATAATGATTTCAACGATACTCAAAAATCTTACGGTATGTGGTTTGTTCCACCTGATGTAGGTGTAACAGTTATGTGTACTTTTGTTGACGGCGATCCTGGCGAAGGTTATTGGTTCGCCTGTTTACCACCCAACTTTGCAAATAACATGGTACCGGCCATAGCAGGAAGCACACAGGTAGATTTAACAGATGCAGATAAGAAAAAGTTTGATACAACACAGCCACTTCCTGTAGGAGAAATAAACAAAAGATTTAATAAAGAAGAAGCAGAAAAAGATCCAGACAAAATTAAAAAACCTGTTCATCCTATTGCTGATAGATTTCTTGAAGCAGGAACTTTAGAAGATGATGTTCGTGGTGTTACTACTACTTCGGCTCGAAGACAAACTCCTAATGCTGCTTTTGGTATTTCTACTCCTGGACCTCTAGATTGGAGAGACGGCAGTAAAAGAATGACAACTGGTACAACAGAGAATCAATCACTTACAGGGGTTGCAGTAAGTAGACTTGGTGGTACACAGTTTGTTATGGATGATGGTGATGATAGATATGTTAGACAAACTTCAGCAGCCAGCGGCCCTGTAAAATATATTGATGTTATAGAAAAAAGATTTGCTGATGCCGAAGGCAAACAAACAAATGATAAAGGTGACGTAACTGTTCCTTACAATGAATACACAAGACTAAGAACAAGAACAGGGCATCAGATACTATTACATAACTCAGAAGACTTAATTTATATTGGTAATTCTAGAGGAACGTCATGGATTGAAATGACATCAAATGGTAAAATTGATGTATACGCAGCAGATAGTATAAGTGTACACACTGAAAATGATTTAAACATCAAAGCCGACAGAGATGTTAATATTGAAGCCGGAAGAAATATAAACATGAAAGCAACTGCCGAGTATGTTTCAACTGATGAATTACATAGAAGAGATGCAGACGGAAATCCTATATCTAAAATACAAGACGGAAATGAATATGAATCAGGTAGAATACAAATTGAAAGTGCATTCAACACAAACATACTGATTGGTGCAAATGGTAAGATAGAAACTAGAAATTATGAAAATGCAGAAGGTGTAAAAATTGACGGATCTTTAGACATCAGTGTAATAGGTTCTACAAAAATTGCTACAGGATATGGAATAGTTACTCCACATGATCTTGACTTAAAAGTATTTGGAGATACACTTATAAAAACTACTGGTAATTTAGATCTGAATACAGATGGTAACAATGCATACACAGCCGGTGGTACAACAGATATTTTAAGTGGTGGCAATCATACTGAGACAGCAGCAGAAATACACATGAATGGCCCACAAGCAAGAGAAGCAGAAGAAGCAAGCCAAGCAGCAACTATCACTGCCTTGCACTTACATACAACATTGTTTACAAATCCTGCTGTTGGATGGCCTAAACTTAAATACACTGACGGAAAAATAAAAACAATAATGAAAAGAGTGCCTATGCATGAGCCGTGGCCGTTGCATGAGAATAATTCTCCTGCATTACAAAATGAAACGTTTACCGACAGAGAACCAAAAGAGGAGTAGTATATGAAAAAAATATACAATCAAAAAGCAGTAGCAGTTAACCAAGCAAGTGTTGGGTCTGCAGGAGCGAACACGTTTACATATAGAGGGTTCTCTTCAAAAAACAAAAAAAGCGGATTTAAATTATATGATATTGACTTGGTAAAACAGGATATTATCAACAACTTCTACATAAGAAAAGGTGAAAAGTTAGAAAATCCGACCTTTGGTACTGTAATATGGGATATGATCTTTGAACAGTTTACTGAAGAAGTAAAGAATATTATAGCCAAAGACGTAGAAACTATTATAAACTATGACCCTAGAGTTGTAGTTCAAAGCGTTAGTGTTGATAGCACAGAACAAGGCATGAGAATTGAAGCAGATGTAGTGTATGTTCCATTTAATGTAACTGAAAGAATGCGCTTTAATTTTGATAGAAATAACTCGGTTATAAACTAAGCACTTAATTACAAGGGCTAAATATTACAATAGGAATATAGTTAATGAGCACAACGTCAAGACAGAACAATTTAATACTAAATCAGGACTGGACTCGCATCTATCAAACGTTTAGAAATGCGGATTTTAAGTCTTATGATTTTGAAAATATCCGCAGGGTAATTATTTCTTACCTAAGAGAAAACTATCCTGAAGATTTCAATGACTATATTGAAAGTTCTGAGTACATGGCTCTAGTTGATGCAGTAGCATTTTTAGGCCAAAGTATTAGTTTTAGACTAGATTTAGCAAGTAGAGAAAACTTTTTAGAATTAGCAGAGCGTAAAGAAAGTGTTCTTAGAATTGCTAGAATGTTGTCCTACAACGCAAAAAGAAATATAGGATCTAGTGGCTTATTAAAATTTAATACAATATCAACTACAGAAAATATTATTGATAGTAATGGTAGAGACTTATCACAACAGACTGTAAAATGGAATGATCCTACAAACAGTAACTGGGCAGAACAGTTTGTATTAATTCTTAATTCTGCTATGTCTGACAATACAGAGTTTGGTAGAAGCGAAGGCGCTGCTACAATACAGGGCATACCTACAGAGCAATATAGATTTAGAACTACTACAAATGATGTTCCATTATACACATTTTCAAAATCTGTGGCTGGTAGAAGCATGGCATTTGAAATAGTAAGTACGGCGTTCAAGGAACAAGAACTTATATATGAAGAAGCACCAACACCAGGTAACCAGTTAGGGTTTGTGTACAGACAAGATGGAAAAGGTTCTGCAAGTGCAAACACAGGTTTCTTTTTACAATTTAAACAAGGAAGTTTAGAGTTTGCAGACTTTGACATTAGTACTCCTACTACAAATGAAACAATTGCTGTAGAGACAAACAATATTAATAATGATGATCTTTGGTTGTTTGGTTTGAATAGTGCAGGTGGCCAAGAGCGTGAATGGACCAAAGTAAGTAATTTAATAGGAAATAATATTGCCTACAATAGTATTGTTGGTAACGTAAAAAATATCTATTCAGTTTCTACACAACCTAACGATAAAGTTAACCTTGTATTTGCTGATGGCACATATGGAAATTTACCGCAAGGTTCTTTCAGAACATACTACAGAGTAAGCAACGGACTTGAATATTCTATTGCTCCTAATGACATGAAAGGTATCTCAATTGATATCAATTATCTAAACAAATCAGGTATTGCACACACACTTACTATAAACTTAGGATTGCAATATACTGTTAACAATGCAGCAGCAACTGAAAGTACAGACACAATACGTCAAAATGCTCCTGCAATTTATTATACACAAAACAGAATGGTTACTGGAGAAGATTATAATCTTGCTCCGTTAGCAAGTTCTCAAAATATTTTAAAAATTAAAGCAGTAAACAGAACTTCAAGTGGTATTAGCAGAAATTATGACATTGTAGATGCAAGCGGAAAATATAGTGCAGTAAATGTTTTTGCTGATGATGGATATATTTACAGACAAGAAGCAGAAAGAAGTTTATTTTTAAAGTTTACAAGCAAAACTGAAATTATTAATTTTTTAAGGCAAAACATTGAAGGTGCATTTACTGATAAAGACTTATATAATTTCTACATTACCAAATACGAAAGAGTAACATTTAGTGAAAAAACTACAGTATGGAAAAGTATTACCAACGATTTAAATAGTGGAACTGGTTATTTTACAAACACTATTGATAATAGTTTACTTAAGGTTAGTACATATTCAACAAGTAGTTTAAAATTCCTTACTGTTGGATCAACAGTTAAATTTACCGCACCAGACGGTTATCACTTTATGATAAATCAAAATAATAAATTGATGGCGGGCACTGCCAATCATACAGGAAGTTCCACATACATTTGGGCTAAAGTACAATCAGTTATAGGTGACGGTACAAATGCTAACAGAGGTGCTCTTGCAAATGGATTAGGACCAATAACTTTTAACGAAAATATCCCAGACGGTGCGATAGCAAATAGTATTGTTCCAAAGTTTGTAAACGATTTAAGTGTAGCACTTGAAACAGAAATTACTAATCTGATGTTTGCAAATTTAAACTTTGGTTTGCGATATGATACTGCTGATACTTCGTGGAAAATTATACAAAATCAAAACTTAGATTTAGTTAATAACTTTAATTTAGGTAAAGCAGGCGACATTACAAATGAAAATCTTGACGGTTCTTGGCTGTTTGCATTTGTAAAAGAAAACGATCAGTATGTAGTTAGAATTAGAACATTAAATTATGTGTTTGGCAGTGTTGAGCAAAATAGATTTTATTTTGACAAGAATGAAATTGCATATAATAATCTAACAGGTAGAATTGCAAAAGATATTGTTAATATTTTAGGCATCAATAGTCAAACAACTAGTGCAACAGCATTAGGCAGAGACTATACTTTTGAAATAACAGATACAATAACATTTGATGATGGGTACGAAAGTAACAAAGAAATTAAGTTAAGTTTTAGCGATAACGATAGCGACGGTGTTGTTGACGATCCTGATTCGTTTATACAAGTTGCAGGTGCTGATTCTGAGTCTAACTATTTGTTCTTTGAAAGAAAAACAGATACATATGGCACAGAAGTTTTAAATCTTTTTGATAATAGTACAGATACAATTATTGTTAGAAATAAAGAAGCAGATGTTAACGTAAATGATTTTAATAACAACCAATTAATTTATTTTAGTGACGTTGCAGAAGATGTAGTTAAAAAGGTTAACAGAACAACAAACACTCTTGAATTAGATAGTTCATATGTTGCATATGTAGGCAGAAGGAATCTAAAATTCCAATACACACATTCCGCTAGTGAAAATAGAAGAATTGATCCTAGTGTAACTAACATTGTTGATTTATATCTATTAACTAAAAATTATGATATAGCATATAGAAATTATCTTGCAGGCGCAACAACTGAACCTGCTGCTCCTACAACAGATAGCCTAAGAATAGAATTTGGTGCTAATCTAAGTCAAATCAAAACAATCAGTGATGAAATAATTTATCATCCTGTACAATATAAAGTATTGTTTGGTGCAAAAGCATCAACTAAATTGCAGTCTGAATTTAAAGTAGTTAAAAATCCAGATAGAGCAATTAATGATAACAATTTAAAAGTAAGAATTGTAACAGCAATTAACAAATTCTTTGAAATTCAAAACTGGGATTTTGGTGACAGATTTTATCTAAGTGAATTAACAACTTATGTTATTAACACAGTATCTCCTGATGTTACTAACTTTGTAATTTTACCTAGATCATCAGCACAATCATTTGGCAGTCTTTTTGAAATACAAAGTAAACCAGATGAAATTTTTGTAAGTGGTGCAACAGTAGACGACATCAAAATTGTTACTAGCATTACCGCCGCTGAAATTAGATCAAGCACAGGAACAATAGAAAGTGATTCACAATCAAACACAACAAGTTCAAGCACAGGTACAAGTACAACTACAAGTACAACTACAAGTACAGGTACCACAGGTTCTAGCAGCGGAGGTTCTAGTTACTAATGGTAGATAAGGTTTACCCTAACAGTCAGTTACCTATTAGAAAAAGTTCCGAGCTTCTTCCAGAAACTTTTAGAACAGATGCTAATGACAAATTTCTATCAGGAGTAGTTGATCCTCTTGTACAACCAGGTGCATTGGATAAACTATCAGGATATGTTGGTAGAAGATTTGGCAAAACTTATAACGGTAACAACGTATATTTAGATACTGATAATACTTTAAGAAGCAGATATCAGTTAGAGCCAGGCGTTACAGTTGAAAATAATCAGGTTGTAACTAAGTTTTACGATTATTTAGATTTTAAAAATATTGAAACTTTCTTTGGTAATGTAAACGAAAGAGATGACAAAACTACGTTCCAAGAGCATTATAGTTGGAATCCGCCTATAGACTGGGATAAGTTTATAAATTATAGAGAATACTATTGGGTACCTGCTGGTCCACCTACGGTGGCTATCTTTGGCCAAACACAGGATATTCAATCTACATATAAAGTTAATCAAGGGATTGGTTCTTCTTGGGTGTTTACTCCAGATGGACTTACAAATAATCCAACACTTACTTTATATAGAGGCCAAACATATGAGTTTACTGTTAACTCACCAGGCGAGCCTTTTGTATTAAGAACAAATTATGATACTGGTAGTTTAAATTACGAACCTTTAAAAACTTATTTTCCAGGTGACTTAGCAGTATTTGATGGAAAACTTTGGAGAGCAAAAGTTGAAATTAGTCCTGCAGACGGAAGTTCGATAGACTTAGATAGTCAAGACTGGGAAGTAATTGATAGTAACGCTTCGTTTAACAGTTTAATTTATAATAGCGGAGTTACAAATAATAGTATTGAAGTAGGTACACTTACATTTACAGTTCCTTTAAATTCTCCAGATGTACTTTTTTATCAAAGTGAAACAGATCCTAATAGACTAGGCAGATTTATTATTGCTGATATTGAAAGTAATACAGCAATTAATATTGAAAAAGAAATTTTAGGAAAAACTTATTATAAAAGTGCTAATGGAGTAGAACTATCAAACGGAATGGTAATTGAATTCCGTGGACAAGTTGAAAGTGAAAAGTATGCTACAGACACATGGCTAGTTGAAGGAATAGGAAAAGCAATTACACTAATAAGATTTGCTGATTTAATTCCACCTAGCATAAGTGCAGATACTCCTGAAATCGTATTCGATAACGAAGGATTTGATACTCAACCTTTTGACGATGCAACCTTGTATCCTGCAAATAAAGATTATGTAACAATTAACAGAAGCAGTAATGATTCGAATCCGTGGAGTAGATATAATAGATGGTTCCATCGTAGTGTCCTTGAATATGCATTTAACTATAGAGATAGTGATTTTGATGCACTCGAAGCAGCAAGGGCAAAGCGACCAATTATTGAATTTCATCCTGGTATAAAACTTTACCAGCAAGGAACAATTGCAAAAGCCTCAGTTGATTATATTGATGATTATACAAAGGATGTATTTTCAACTATTGAAGGTAGTACAGGATATAGTGTAGACGGTGAGTTTCTTTTTGAAGGCGCAAGAGTACTTGTTACAGCAGATGATGATAATCTTGCAAACAACAAAATATACGAAGTTAAGTTTATTGTCCACAACGGAATAAGACAAATTACTTTACAAGAAACTACAGATAGCACACCAACAATTAATGAATGTGTTCTTGCTAGTAGAGGCACTTCTAATTCAGGTAAGCAGTTTTACTTCAACGGCACATCTTGGAAAAAGAGTCAAGAGAAAACAACTGTAAACCAAGCACCTTTATTTGACAGTTTTAATGAAACAGGTGTTGCACTTGATGATACAGTTACGTATCCAGTAAGTAGTTTTGCAGGAAGTAAAATTTTTAGTTATAAATTAGGCAATGGTCCTATTGACAAAGAATTAGGTATTAGTATTTCTTATCAAAATATTGATAATGTAGGCGATATAGAATTTGATTGGAATTGGGAAACTGAACAATTTACATATACAATAAATCAACAGGCAATTACTGATAACACTAATAAACATTATTATCAAGTAAACGGCAAATATGAAAATGGTTGGATTAAAACACAATCTAAATACTTACAGCCTATTGTTGATAGTGTTACAATTATAAATGCTACAAATATTGTACAAACTGATATTATTGATTTTGATGATATAGATGATACTGTTGAAATTATATTTTTTAGAAATGGTGATGAATTAAAAGAATCTTATACACGTGATAAAAACCAGTTCACTTTTACTACTGTGTTTCAACCTAACGATATTATTACAATTAAAGTAGTTGGCGAAATCATTCCTAAAAATGGTTACTATGAAATTCCTGTAGGATTAGAAAAAAATCCGTTAAATGAAAACTTAAAAAGTTTTACGCTCGGGCAAGCAACTGATCATGTTAAAACAGCATTAGAATTTGACACAAGATTTACTGGTATACTTCCGGGAGTGTCTAATTTAAGAGACATTTCAGATATTAATATAAACGCAAAACGATTTCTAAAACATTCGGGTGTTGCAGCGTCAGCACTATTAATGCTTGCTGACAAAGAAATTAATATTGTTAAATCTTTACAATATGCTAAAAAACAATACTCATTGTTTAAAGAAAACTTTATTAAAAAATCTTATGAAGTTGATGACACATCAAATATACCAGATTTAGTAGATTCTATTTTTGAAGAATTAACAAAAATAAAGAGCTCAGCAAGTCCCTTTGCAGATAGCGACACATTAGGTACAGGAGCATTTACAAAATTAACATACACAGTTGATGACCCAGGAATTAAAACATTTTCACTTAGTCAAAGTTTTGATTTAAGTACATTAAGTAGACGTGCTGTTTACATTTACAAAAATGGTACACAGTTATTATATGGTACAGATTATACATTTAGTAGTGAGTTTTCATTTTTAACAATTCAAGGTACTTTAGTACAAGGCGACACAATAGAAGTTCGCGAATATGTATCAACAGCATCGTGTCATGTGCCACCTACACCAACTTCAAACGGATTATACAAAAAATATACTCCAATGAAATTTATTGATGACACATACAGAGTACCTACAGAAGTTATACAAGGTCATGACGGCAGTATCACTGTTGCTTATGGTGATTTTCGAGATGATGTTTTACTAGAATTAGAATATAGAATTTATAATAATATTAAACAATCTTATGACCCTAGTGTATTTGATATAGATGCTAACCTTGGTGGTTATTATAAAAATTCAGTATTTACAAAAGCAGAATTTGATGCAATAGCAAGTCAAGAATTTTTAAAATGGGTGGCAAATACCAATCTTGGTTACACTGCTAACACATACTTAAAAGATACAGAAACATTTACATATACCTATTCTAATATGACAACACCAGATGGTGATGAAAATTTACCAGGATGGTGGAGAGGTGCTTACAAATATTTCTATGATACAGATAGACCGCATCGTTGTCCTTGGGAAATGCTTGGGTTTAGTGAAAAGCCAAGTTGGTGGGAAACACAATATGGTAAAGCACCATACACAAGTGGAAACCTTATTCTTTGGGAAGATATTAGAGACGGTATTATAAGACAAGGCAAAAGAGCAGGTACATATAAAAGATATGCTAGAACTAGTATATTAAGACATATACCTGTAAACGAATACGGCGAACTACTAAGTCCTCTTGATAGTGGATTAGCAACAAACTTTACCTTAACAAATAATAAAGGAAGTTTCAAACTAGGTGACGTTTCGCCTACTGAATATGCTTATAGAAGCAGTTCAGAATTTCCGTTTGTTGTAACAATAGCGTTGTGTTTACTACGTCCGTTTGAATATATTGTTGCAAATTTTGATAGAAGCAAAACAAAACGTAATATTGCAGATCAAATTATTAGTAAGAGTACGGGTGTTTTTATTAAACCTAGCGAAATAGTGTTACCTGTTACAGGTAGTACTGAAATCACTAGCGGCTTGGCATCTTATATAAGCAGTTACTTAATTTCATCAGGAAAACCTGTTGCAAACGCACAAAGTTTACTGTCAGATATTAATGTAAGATTGACTAGCAGGCTAAATGGATTTGTTGATAAAACTCAACAAAAGTATTTACTAGATTCTAAAAGTCCTGCTGCTGCAAGTTCAAGCATATTCATACCACAAGAAAATTATAACATATTTTTTAATGTTTCATCTCCAATTAAAACTGTTAGTTACAGCGGAATTATATTTGAAAAAACAGAAGGCGGCTGGATAGTAAACGGTTACGATGACGTACATCCTTACTTTAGAATTTATAAAGCAATACCAAATCAAGCAGATCCAACATTATCTGTAGGCGGAGTTAGTGCAACGTTTGTAAATTGGACAGAAGACCAACTTTATAACAACGGAGCAATAACGCAATACAGAAATATGTTTTATAGAGCAAAGTTGACTCATACAAGCACTGATAAATTTGAAACAGATAATTGGATCAAGTTACCAGAGTTGCCAATCTTAGGTGCTGCTACAGCACAGCGCAGAAGAAACTTTAATCAATTCGCTACTGAAGATATAAGTTATGGAACTACATTTAACACAGTACAACAGGTTGTAGATTTCTTACTAGGATACGAGCATTATCTAAAATCACAAGGTTTTGTTTTTGAAAATTATAGCACAGATAATCAAGCAATGCAAGACTTTACAACTTCTGCTAAAGAATTTATGTTCTGGACACGTAATGAATGGTCAGTTGGATCATTACTTGCAGTAAGCCCAGGCGCAGAAAAAATTAAAGTTACTGTACCAATTGGTGTAGTTGATAATATACTTGATAGTTTTTATGATTATAATGTATTGACTGATAATGGCGAACCTATGGACATTAAAAACTTTGATGTCAACAGAGAATTCCAATCATTTACATTTACAATAAATGAAACTACTAGAGGACTTTTTTATCTAAAATTAAACTATGTCCTTAAAGAACATGTTGCTATTTTTAATGATAGAACAGTTTTCAATGATGTAATTTTTGATAAGCCAACTGGCTATAGACAAGAAAGAATTAAAGTACAAGGGTTTAGAACTGTAGACTGGGACGGTGATTATACTTCGCCAGGATTTTTGTTTGACAACGTAAACATTGCATCTTGGCAGCCATTTACTGATTATAAACTTGGCGATATTATAAATTACCAAGGTGTCAATTATACAAGTAAACGTAATCATACAAGTGATGAAGAATTTAATGCTGTAAACTGGACAGTACTTGACTCAACACCTGAGAAAAAATTAGTTCCTAACTTTGATTTTAAAATAAATCAAATGGAAGATTATTTCGATGTTAATACTGAAGGGTTGTCAGAAAGTCAGAGAGAATTAGCAAGACATACTATCGGTTATCAGACAAGAAGTTATTTACAAAATTTATCCGAAGACAGTGTAACACAGTTTAGATTATACCAAGGATTTATTAGAGAAAAAGGAACAAGTAATTCTTTTACTAAAATATTTAACAAACTTGGTAGAACAGCAGATGAAGGTGTTAGTTTAAAAGAAGAATGGGCATTTAAAGTTGGACAACTTGGAGGAACTGATCAATCTAAAGTAGTTGAACTTAAATTAGATACAGATAATTTTGTTCTTAATCCACAACCTCTATTAGTTACTAATACTAAAAACGTTGCTGAGCTTGATAGATATTATAGAACTAATCAAAGTGATTTCTATTTTGCACCTATACCTTTTACAACTAATATTAATCCTACTACTAGTGAAAAACAATATCTTAGAACTGCTGGGTATGTCAAGGTTGATCAAACAAAATATGTTGTACAAACTAGAGACGATATAACAAACATAGATATTACAGGAGTGCTTAACAACGATCATATATGGGTTACTTTTGATAAGCAAGAATGGACTGTATTACGTATTAATTTTGCAAACGAATTACCTATTTCAAACATTACTACCGATAAGAATAAAGTAACTGTTACATTTACAAAAAGACACAATTTAAATGTAGATGAATTTATAGGATTTAAAACGTTTGGTGACATAGATGGTTTCCATAAGATAACTGAAGTAACAAACTTTACCTTAAGTTTTGAAACTGAAACACCACCAGCAGATGTAGACTTTGAACCTAGCACATTAACATACCCTATCTTATTAACAAATGCTAGATTTGCAGATTATGATTCTTTAGATTTAGAACAAACAGCATTATTAGATAGAACATCTAAATTATATATAGATAATAATGGAAGTAATAAGTGGGAAATTGTTGAAAAGAAAAAACAATTTAGTTCTAAAAAAATTACTGCATTCGGAAGCACTGATCCAAAACATACTGGTAAGAAAGTATTATATTCAGAATCTTTAAACCAAACAATAGCATCAATACCAGGATCTGGTATTACAGTTGTTTATGTTGAAACTTCAGACGGGTTAGCAGTAAAACAAATACTACAACCGTTGACAGGGTTTACAACAGCAGTTGCAAATACATTTGGAGAAGAACTTGCAATTACATCAGATAATGAGTGGTTAATAGTTGGATCACCAAAGGCATCAGGCATCACTTCAAATTATCAAGGAATTTTTAGTACATTTAAAAATTATGCTGCTAATGATATTGTATTATATGAAGGACAATTGTGGAAAGCAAAAACTAGTATTATAGGTGATGGCAGCAGTATTAATGTATATACAGAAGACTGGGAACAAACATTCAACATTAATGCTTTAGAAAGCGGATCTAATAAAGGTTATAGCAACCAAGGTATGATTTCGCTGTATAGATACAGTGCTCAACAATGGAATTATGTAGAAAGTTTTGTAAGTCCAAGATCAGACAGTGACAATTTCTTTGGTAGTCAAATTAGTTTAGCAACAACAGCCACAGGGTATACAATGGCGGTAAGTGCTCCTGGATTGAATGATACAAAGGGTAGAGTTTATCTTTACAATTATACAACAGCAGGCGGCTGGGAACTAATTCAGAACAAAGATTACAGAGGCATATATCAGCCAGGTGGAACACTTACAGCAACAGAAATACTTGCAGGCCGTACATACACAATTGAAACATTAGGAACAACTGACTTCGTATCACTAGGTGCATTGAGTAATACTCCAGGTACAGAGTTTGTATCAACAGGTAGAGGTAATGGCACAGGAACTGTTTCTGTAGAAAGTTACTATCCTAAAGGATCGATTGTATTCTACAATGGTAACTTATGGAAAGCACTTGCAGATAATCAAGGCGATGGTAGCACTATATCTATTGAAAGCAATGATTGGATCAAACTAGATTCAGTAAACACAAATGTATCTCTTCCAAGTAGCGTTAGTATAGAAGATGACGGGTCCACACTTGCATCAGGAATATTATCTGCGGATCAACTTGCAGAGTTGATTAAGGAAGGTGATAAGTTTGGTAGTTCTCTTGCATTTAATAATGACGGTACAACTTTAATAATAGGTGCAGTAGAAGCAGACGGACAATACTTTCAAAACTATAAAGGTAACTGGGAACCTAATTATGAATACATGGAAAATGATGTTGTAAAATATCAAGGTGGTTACCACAGGTTAGAAAATCTTGGCGCCACAGCAGTGGGTCCAGATAGCACAATTAGAAGTTACAATCAAGCACCTGATGATGGTTATCCTTGGGTCAATGTTGGAGATAGTTCTACTGAATCAGTAGGTAAAGTTTTTGTATATACTAAAAATAGTGTAGGTTTTTACAGTTTACAACAAACTATAACTGCTGAAAGTCTTGCTGAAATAAGTGATTTGCCTGCAGAAGAAATTATTAGCACAGGTGATATGTTTGGTTACGCTGTTGACGTGGACATGGCAGGAACAACATTAGTTGTAACTAGTCCTAAAGCAGATAAAAACTTTCAAAATCAAGGAAGTGCATATATCTTTAAATATGAATCAGATTCTACAGCAACACGTTATAGATTAAAACAAAAAATAGAAAGTTACGGAATATATCCAAACGAATATTTTGGACAATCTGTTTGTATGACGTCTAATGCTGCTCAAATAGTAATTGGCGCAAACAATACTGGTTATAATTTACCTATAAGGTTTGACACTAGTACAACTACATTTGATGAATTAAACACATCTTTCACTGCATACGGTGGATATAGTGGTGCTGTTTACGTGTTTAAATTAAAAGGTTCAAGATATTTACTGACAGAAAAATTAGAAGATGATTTAAGCACTAATGAATCTTTTGGATATAGTGTTTCTTGTTCTAATAACACTATTGCTGTTGGATCGCCGCAGTATATTGCTCCAGTAGTGAATGGACCAACATTAGATTTTACAGGTCCTGTTACTGGTATGGTTAGATTATTTAAGAAAGATCCTAATGTTAACAGTCTTGAAATTTTAGGAACTGAATCTGATAAAATAGATTTATCAAGAATAAAAAGAATTAGTCTTTACAACGAAAGCGGTGATACTAAGATACAGGATCTAGAAGTAATAGATCCTGCAAAATTAAAAATTCTCGCAGCAGCAGAAAGCGAATTAACATATAAAACACTATATGATCCAGCGACATACAATGTAGGAACTGCGGACGTAGTTGTAGATGATTCAGTAGCATGGTATAATAAAAATGTTGGTAAATTATGGTGGAACATTAGCACTGCAAAATGGTTAGACTACGAGCAGGCAGATACTGCTTATAGATCTGCAAATTGGGGAGTGCAAGTACAGGGTTCTAGCATTGATGTTTATGAATGGGTTGAATCTAAACTTTTACCATCTGAATGGTCAGTGCTTGCAGATACAACTGAAGGGTTACAGTTAGGTGTATCAGGACAGCCTTTATATGCCAACGATACTGTTTATAGTGTAAAAGAATTTTTAAATGTAAACACAGGATTAGTAACGGAAACAAAATATTACTTCTGGGTGAAAAACAAAGTTACAGTTCCAGAAAACATTTTAGGTAGACAGATAAGTGCAGGAGAAGTTGCATCATTAATTAACAATCCGGCAACACTTGGCAATACATATATTGCACTTGCAGATGCTGATAAAATTTTATTTTACAATTATAAAAGTATAGTTTCAGATAATGTTTCTATATTAAATCTTGAATATTATAATACAAGCAATAATAACAATGTAGCACATAATGAATTTTTATTACTTACTGAAGGTGATGAAAATAGTGTTCCTAATAATAAACTTGAAAA